GCTGCTAAAGATGGCACTAATCCGCACTTCAGGTCTAGTTACAGCACTTTATCAAGTGTTATAGATGCAGCAAGAATACCGCTGTTAGAAAACGAATTGTTTATTATACAGTCTCAAGACGGCATTACAGATAACAGCACAATCGTACTAGCTACGCGCATAGTGCATAGTTCTGGTGAATGGTTTGAAACATACACGGAAGCTAAGTTAAAAAATGCTGACCCACAAACTGTGGGTAGCTGTTTGACCTATTTAAAAAGATATGGATACACATCTGCACTGTCTATATCACACCCTAGTGAAGATGATGATGGTAATAGCGCAACGCACACTAAAGATGATCCTGTAAAGTCAATAGACTTAGAGCCATTGCTTATAGAGATATCAGAATCTATGAAAGATGACGATTTAAAATCTGTTGCTAAAAAAATACGAAAACTAAAGTGCAACAATGCAGACTTAGCTACACTTAAAAAAGCTTGGTCTGAGCAAAAAGCCGCTATTGTAGCCGCAGAAAAAGCGGAGCCACAGTAATGAATATTATAGATGTAGAACAAGGATCAGATGCTTGGTTTGCTGCACGTGCAGGCAAATTAACAGCTTCACGTGTCAAAGCTTTAGTAGCTAAAACCAAATCAGGCTACAGCACAAGCAGAGCTAATATGATAACACAATTAGCCTTAGAGCGCATGACTGGTCATGTCGAACAAAATACATATACTAGCCCTGCTATGCAACGTGGCACAGACTTAGAGTCAGAAGCGAGAGATTATTATGCTTTTGAGCGCGATGTTTCTGTTGCAGAAGTTGGTATGGTTATTCACCCGGAATATGACTTTATTACTTGCAGTCCTGATGGCCTTATTGATGATGATGGTTTAGTTGAAATCAAATGCCCTTTTTCTATGGCAAAAATGGTTGGCTATTTAGAGAAAAATGCTCACGCAAAAGAATATCGCGTTCAATTACAAATGCAGTTGTTAGTCACAGGCAGACAATATGTTGACGCAGTTGGCTATGATCCTAGATTTCCTGATGGACTAAAAATGGCAGTTTGCAGAGTTGAAGCAGATAAAGAGTATCAAGAAGAATTATTATCAGAAATGCTTAAAGCAAATACTGAGATAAATGAATTAATCGAAAAACTTAACAAAATGAAAGAGAGTAAAAATGTCTAGTGTAAATAAAGTTATTTTAGTTGGTAATGTTGGCAGTGATCCAGAGATTAAAACATTTAATAATGGAGGCAAAGTTGCTAACTTTTCATTAGCGACTACGGAAAAATGGCGTGATAAAAAAACACAAGAGTATGTAAGCAAAACCGAATGGTCTAAAATAAGTGTCTTTTCTGAAGGTCTTGTATCTGTAATAGAGCGCTATGTTAAAAAAGGTGTTAAGCTTTATATTGAAGGTAGGCTACAGACACGTAAATGGACTGACAACTCTGGCAATGACAAGTATATTACTGAAGTTGTTTTGAAAGGCTATGGCGGCACATTAGTTTTACTAGATGGTAGCAACGCTAGTGCAGACAAGCCGCGTTTAGATGTATCAGGTTATAATAGAAATGTAGTACCCGGTTTAGATGATGAGATTCCGTTTTAATGGGACAGCACACTATACATATAACATCTGATAAAGATAAACTTGAATGTAATCGTCTGATTGATTTAGCGCCTGTGGGTACGTTTGTTACATACAAACGCAATAAACGTAGCACAGACCAAAACTCGCTTATGTGGGCCTTATTAACGATAGTTAGCAGTCAGGTACGTTGGAATGGCAATGCGTGGCAAATAAGCAACATAGGCGGTAAATATAGCACAGAAGATTGGAAGCAAGTATTTGCCTCTAGTTTATTTAAAACACAGTTTATGCCAGACCTTGATGGCGGTATGCTGCCACTCAACCCGCGTACATCTACTATGTCTGTACAACAGCACTCTGATCTATGTGAGTTAATTATAGCGCAGTGTGCTAAATGGGGCATCAATGTTGAGGAAGTTGAGCAAAATGAAGAATTATAAAAGAATTGCTGGGCTAAAAAAACGTCAATATCAACACACGCCTGTGCAAGTTTTAAATGAAATAGCTGACTCGCTCTCAGAAGGTGCAGACAAGTATGGCACGTACAATTGGCGATTTGAGCGTTTGCACTACAGCGACTACTACAGCAGCACATTGCGTCATCTTTTAGCTTGGTATTCTGGTGAGGATATTGATCAAGAATCAGGCTTGTCACATATAACTAAAGCTATAGCTGGTCTAGTTGTGTTGCGAGATGCAATGTTAAATGACTCTGTTGTTGATGATAGAAATTTGCAAACAACTAGGCTTGACACATAATGACAAAATATAAAGAAGATTTTGACGATAAATACTGGAGATTATTTAGAGAAGTTGTACTTTTGCATGAGCAATGGAGGCAGCACACATTGTTTTTTGATGAACCAGAATATGTAAACTCTAAACACAATGGCGAGGATTATCCAGAAGGTAATTTTAGGGATTTATGGGCTAAATCATTGCAGATTAGAAATATACATAATCAAATGCTTGATATGCTGCACAGATATCATGACGGCAAACCCGGTGTAAATAAAATCAAATAAAGTCAGCTAGGCTTTTACCATTAATATAGAAAAACATTGATCGCTTGCCGTTAGCATTAATGATTACATCAGCACAGGCCCATGTCGACAAACCAACTTTATAAGGTTGTTTTAAGGTAGATACACCTGTCTGCCACGCACCGCCACTAATACCGGGCGAATGACTGTGGCCTATCACAGTTTTATACATTGCATTGGCAAAGCCTTTGATACTGCCTCTTGATCCATTAGCACCCCTATCACCATGCTGCGATACGTCTATGCCTTTTATATTTGCACGTTTGTTTGCATTAACAAACTTATAACAGCCCGGTATGTACTTCTGAAAAGCACACTCTAAGGCTGATTTATTTTTATAGGATATCTCAGCAAGTAATTCAGAACCTATCGCTGCATTGTGTGGCTCTTTAAGATGTCTGCCTTCATTTAAGTAACGCTCAATATGCCTGTCGTGATTGCTGTCTACTATCCAATTCTCTTTACCGCCTGTTTGCACTATATGTGCCGCAGTGTGCTTTAACTCCCACGCCAGACTGTTCATACGCATATTAAAGACTTTTATCTTATCAAGTAATTTATGATGATGTGATATAGATACGCCATCAAATACGTCATGAAATACGTGTATATCTGGTTTAAGTCTATCGCACAAACTAGCTCTAGCTTTTAATATAACTCTGTCATGCATGGCCGCGTGGTCATCACCTCTAACGATGGCCGCTGCGTTTTCACCAAGTTGTAGCCCCTCTGGTGTCCAATACTGATCTAAAAAGTAAAAACCCTTACCATCCCAAATTATTTGCGTATGATAAAATTTATCTCCAACAAGCTTAACATATGTTGCGGCAAATACATGATTGAATTTAGCCTTACCACCAGCTTTTGTCCTAGTATAAGTTTTACTGGTACAGCTACCTGTGGTTTGTAACATTTTAGGTAGTTCATCGCCCGGTGTTGCTGCCAAACGCAAGTGCAGTGATGTAGCACCATAAACAACAGACCTCTGGCCGCTGTGTGCTTGCATACCAGATAGAGGGTCTACAGCGGTAGCTGTCAGGCGCAATCCAGATACCATGAATGACTTGCTCAGTATCAAATCATCAAGCAATGCATAGTTATGTATAGCGACAGGCCATTGATAATCTTTTTTAGCTATCAATGTATTGTGTCTGTACTTTAAAGGTATGATTAGCAACTGACTTTTGTGATGTTTGCTAAACAACTCTAGCGTATCAAAAAACTTTTGGTTTAATGTGCTGTTATTTGTTGCGGATGTTATTAAAAATGACTTATACTTCTTTGCAGCTTTTATATCTAAGTTGCTCGGACACTCTACGTCATTTGTTTTATATTTAGGATTATGTGGCTCTAGCTTTATACCAAGAATACTTTGTGTATTGCTTTTATGCTGTCGCATGGCACGTTCTGTGTTTGTACTAATACCAGCCTTACGCATAGCATCAGCAAGTGATGTGCTGTTAGGCCAAACTTCTGCTATTTTTCTGGCGCGTTCAATACTGGTGTGTGTTTTCATTACGCAGTTCTTTTGTAATGCTCATCTTCATAGCTAGTATTTTGACCTCGGCTACCAAACCACCAGCCAACTACCATTGCTGTCATATTTACAAGCGCCAAGTCAAACGGATTTGCTAGCATCTGGTCAAACGCTGTGCCTATTAATGCTACTTGGTCATTTAAGTTAGTTACATCTTGCGTTAGTTTGTCTGTGATAGCGTAGTATTCGCTAGTACGTATGCTTGTCATTAGTACTAGATACCAAGTGATCCCGGGGCGCGTTATTGATCGCATAAAGTTTGCAATGTCACCTAACATTGACTTACCCCATCTAATCTTGCTCAGATTGTTTTCAGCATCTTGCGAGTTAGTAAACGCAGATATGTTGCCAGCTATTTCTGTTAGTGCAATCTCTTGCTCAGTTTCTTCACGCCTTGCTTTCATTGACATTTCAGTCAGTGCTAACTCTTGTTCAAACTCCACACGCATACGCTCTGTTTGATGTTTAAACATATTGCGCTCATGCTTACGCTGCAAGAACGCGCCAAAGATACCAACGCCTGTTGATAGGATAGGGGATAAAATATCAATCATTTGACCAAAACTCCAGTGACTTATCACCACCAAACCAATGTCTGCGGCGACCTGTATCTATGTGTAAAAACGTCTGGTAATAGCCAAAGCCTGTAAAGCCAGCAGACTTACACATAAAATTCAATTCTTCTTTGTTATGATTACGCAAGGATATATCTACAGCAAGTTTTCTATGCTGGCTCATTGGCACACCGCCAACAGCTAGGTTATGCCTAAAGCATCTGTGTGCAGAGTTTATATGCAACGGCTTTTCTATCTTTGTGCGCACCCATTGCAGTTTGTCTAAAAACTCCGGGTCATGATAGTATTGACCGCAGTGTCTACATGATAACTCTTTGGCACTAAAGTTAGGCCATCGGTCACCATCCCAATCGACTTTTATGTAATGTTTAGTTTTCATTCTTAATAATGAGAGCAGTGAGGTCTTTATGGTTTTGCCGCATTTCAACGCCCAAACTCTCAATGCTGCGCTCAACTCTTTTAACCGATTCACGTACATCATCCTTCCTAGCAAAGTTTTCATTCATATCATCTTTTAAATTATCTATGCGCCCATGCGTTTTAGAATTGTCATTGCTTATTTTAGCTGAGACTTGTCTATCCCTAGCAATAACACCGCCAACAAACGTCACTAATAATGCACAAAAAGTTAATAGTGTCTTAACATCTACGTTTGCCGGGTTTTCCATGATCTTAACTTTCTAGCGCTGTTAGGCGTGTTTCTAATGCTTCAATCTTAGCAATCGCATCTTGCAATGCAGCTGTAAGAAGCGGCACTATCTTACTTTGGTCAATACCTTGATAATCTGGCACTTGCCTTGTTGCCATAACTTTTTCTGTTGTTTCGCGCCATAGTTGACCTTCCTCAAGTTCATCTGGCTCTACAACATCTGAGCTATGTATTACCTCATCAATAGCAGGGGTTAGTTCTTGCTGTTGTTCCTCATAGGTAGCGTCAACGGCAGGAGTAACAAGTTGCTCACGTTCTTCTGTTACCGCCTCAATGGCAGGTGTTAGTTCATTGCCATCTTCATCATATGTAGCTTCTACAGCAGGGCTAATCTCTACTGTTACTGTTTCATAAACGGCATCAACGGCAGGAGTTAGCTCAACTTGTATTGTTTCATATGTTGCATCAACAGCAGGGGTATATATGTCACCTGTTGCTTCGCTTTGTACATACTTTTGGTCTTGCATTGCATCTTTTTCGCCAACAATAGCTTCTGGTACTACATCTTGCACCTCATGTGCTATAAAACCATCTACTCTGCCGCCATCATTTACCCACTCAAAGTTACAAGGGTTTAGCGCTTTTACTCGGTCAATACTACCTTGCATAGGCTGTATATCAGTCTTAAGCCTATAGTCTGAGCTAGTTACATAAAAAGTTTGTGTGCCTGCTGTATTAATCTTACCTACTTGTCCATTAAAATTTTCAAAACTAATATGCGTTCTAAGTGAGCTACTACCTGAGTAGGTAATTAGTGCTGGTGTACTACTACTTTGTACGTGGCTTTCAATAGTACCGCCACCAGCGGGTGTTGCGTTACCAACATTTAAAGTAGTACCTACATCTAGACTGGTAGGTATATCAATACCCGTGCCGCTGGTACTTAAGTTAGTAGTTGCACCATTTGCAGTTAATAATTTAACCTCACCAGTATTGGTTTGTAATCTTAAATCACCGCCACCGCCTGTATATACTGACCTAGATGAAGCACCTAAATATATATTACCTTCGACATGGAGTTTATCTGCTGGTGCCGCAGTACCTACGCCCACGTTACCAAGGTAATTAATAATCATTGCTTCAGTACGTGATACACCTACATCGAAACGATGTTGGTATGAATCGTAACGTGCACCAAATCCTGCTTCACCCCAGAACCTTGTATTTGTATCCCATGCTGGAGTACTCGTTACAACGCATCTGACAGCACCTAACACATCTATACCACCATTATAAATACGCATACGTTCTGTACCCGCACTGTTTACAAACAAATGGTCTGCTTGTACGGGACTAGCTGTGTAGGCACGATGTATCATACCCCAATTTGCATCAGAATAAATAGAACCCGCTTCATACGCACCGCCTGAACCAAAGGTTAAACTTGCAGTAGCATTTACATTACCTGTTACATCTAAGTTACCTGATGGGATACTAACATTACCAACTGTATCAATGGTTATGTGGTTATTAGCACCAGAACCAAGGTTTAAATTCCCTGACGCATTACTAATTCTTGCCCCATTAGCACCTAGTGAAGTAAAGTTTAGATACTTATATGCAGTTGTTAGACCAACCCTAAGAGTTGCTGTGTCGCTACTGCCACCATACAAATAAGCATTTTGTGTACCAAATATAAAACCATTACTTGAGTTTGTTACACCTGTTACATCTAACCCTGCAGGTTTAACACGAGCTACTTCTGTTTCATCTACTCCAAATACTAAATCGCGACCAGATGAGTTAGTGTAAAGGTTAGCGGCATCAGCATCTAATGCTATAGCAAATCCATAGCCACTACCTTGAACTTTAAATTGCCCATTGGCAGAGCCATCCATGCTTATGTTAGATGCATTTGTTACTTGTATACCAGTAGATGTTGTTTCTAACTTCTTGACATTATCATAGAATACTTGGACACCTGCATTAGGCTGTGCATATAGCATATTCTCACTGCCATTGGCATAAAGATGTATCGCTGTGTTAGTGTCTAAGAAAAGCGCACCTGTACCAACATCTCTTATCCAACTGTTTGCCCCTGAGTGATAGATTTGTAAATCATTACCTGTACCAAATTGGGAATATGTATTGTCGGGTCTGTGGGAGTGTCCATGAAAAGTAATCTCATCATTAGTCAAATACATGAGAGCATTATTGTTTGCCGAATTTAGGAACCTAATGTCATCACCAAGTATATTAAGATTACCTGTACCCGCTTCTTTTATGTAAGAGTGAGAACCATCATGATAAAGTTGTAAGTCTGTGTTAGTACCTATTTGTAATCTTGCGTTATCTGCAAAGACTAAGTTTGCGTTCATGTAATCTGTTGTGTCACTACGCAAGAAGTTAGAACCTTGTACTCCATCAAGTGTATCAGCATCCAATCCTGAACCTGAACCATCAACTGTTTTTATAGCAGTGAGCAGAGCACTTGCTTGTTGGTTAAAGAAGTTTGTTGGTGACATATATCGTATATAACCATCATCTTGTCCCATATACATTCTAGTAATAGTGCTTGATGTAACTCCTGATGTTGTATTAATCCAACCCATTAGTGCGTAACCACTGCCGTTTGTTCTGACTATTTGGTTTGCTTGATTATTTACTGCTGTATGGACTTGTAATCCATCTACTGTATCTGCATCTAGTCCAGAACCAGAACCATCAACAGTTTTAATCGCAGTAAGTATTTCTGCAGCAGTTTGGTCTGCGGTAGCGCCTGCTTCTATGCCATCAAGTTTAGTACCATCAGCAGCTACGTCGCGGCCATCTACTGTGCCTGATAGAGTTAAATTTCCTGTAAAGTTTAAATTACCTGTGCCTGTAATATCGTGGCTGTTAAGACTTAAGTTGCCGCCAAGCTCAGGTGTAGTGTCGTCAACAACGTGTGCTATACCGCTTGTGCCGCCTGTTGCAGATATAGTACCATCAGCCGCTATAGTTACATTTGTACCAGCAGTAAGTGAAGCAACAACATTTGTTGTATCTGTTACATCAGCCGCTGTTTCTATTCCGTCTAATTTTGTATGGTCGGCATCTGTAAATGCGTTTGTGTTGCTATTGCTTTCGTATGCTGTTTTAATCTGCGCTGCAGTCTGATCTGCCGTAGCACCCGGCTCTATACCACTTAGTTTACTTACATCAGCGTCAGCAAAATTGTTTGTGTTTGCATTACTTTCATACGCTGTTTTGATTTGCGCTGCTGTTTGGTCAGCTGTTGCTCCAGATTCAATGCCGTCAAGCTTTGTGCCATCTGCTGATACATCACGACCATCAATAGTACCTGTTATTGCAATATTGCCTGTGCCTGTGATATTCCGATTATTTAAATCAAGATTGCCACCAAGCGCGGGTGATGTGTCCTGCACAATAGCAGTAATACCAGAAGTGTTAGTTGCATTAGCCCACACAGTTCCATTGTAGACAAGTATTTGACCGCTTATGGCATTGTTTACTTGTACGTCTGTTATGTTTTCTAGTATGTGATTGTGACCATTATCTACAACTGTTACGGCAATGTCTATATCGCCTGTTGTATAATCTAACGTACCAGTACCTGTTGCTTCCCCAGTAAGGTTTGTTGTCAGATTTGTTGGAATGGGTACGGGTGAACCACCAGCACTATCTTCAGCTATTGGCATTTAACTCTCCATTACCATTTTACGCGATTGGCCCAATAAGCCGCGCTTGATTTACCTTTTGCTATATTCTTGCGATGTCTCGCTTTAAAACTAGCTCTCTTTTTCTTCATACGTTGGCTCTCACCAGACTTAGGCTTTCCTGCTGTGCTAGCACCTTGCTGTCCAAAACGTATGATCTTCTCTTTGCCGTCATAACATGATTTTACAACGTGCGACTTTGTTTTATGCCCCGGTGTACGTTTGGGCTTGTTGCACTTCATATTAGCTTTAAGTATGGGTTTGCGACTAATCATTTTTATCTTTTAGTACGTATCTGACCATCAGACCTACGATAACGTGTGCCAGCTGGCAGACTATCATATTGCTGTTGAGTTGTAATATTTACAACATTAGGTGTTGTTGCACTAACTACACCCGCACCAGCTAATCCACCAAGTGCTGTTAAAGCGCTCTGTTTTGGTAACGCACGTAGTATCTTTACGCCTTGCGAATTATCTAGCAATCTACCGCTTATTTTCTTTCTTACGTCTATATCTAAATCTAATAGCATTTGCGCTGCATCGCGTGTAGGCATAGTTAACAATTGCGCGGCAGCAGTTGTTATATCTTCATCAACAACATCACCAGCTTTACCTAGTGTTCTTAAAGTTTTATCACCAATTTTTCTACTTAAAAATGGTATTAAATTAGCTAGGTTTCTTACATCACCAACAGCTTCAGTTCCTTTTGCTATAGCTTGCATTGCTTCGTTTTTGGCTGGTTGCTCTGCTAGTTTTATAGCTTCTGTACCACTTGCTGTAATAGAGTTTGCACCTACATCTGTTGCTTTTGCTGTATCTGCTAGCTCTGCTTGACGCACTAAATCATTTACTAAGGTTTCAGTTTTTTCTTTGCCAATAACTGTTTCTAACTTAGCTTTAAAGCTTGGCGTTCTAAATTGGCCTTTTAATGCGCTATAGCTCTCAGGGTTATCTAATAAAATATCTATTTGATCCTTAATGCCTGACAACAGCGCTTCTTTTTCAGATTTACTATATTTCTCTATATCTCTTGCAAACTGTTTAGGCCTAGTTTTCTTGTTAGTGATATTTTTTAAGCCATAATCCATTGCATTTTTGTTCGCCTCCTCACCAGCAAATATTTTTCTAGCCTGCGCATATTCTGGATTAGCCTTATCTATTTCTTTTAGTAGTTTATTTTTAATAATTATTAAATCACGCGCTTTTTTTGGTGTATTTTGTTGTATATTCCTACCTATTTCATCATCTAAACTTTTTTTAACTTGATGTAATATTTCTAATTGGTTTTCTGTTTCTTGGCCCATATAAGCTAAATCTTTTACTGCTTTATCCCTGTAGTCTTTAACTAAAGGTATGTTAAGAACCTCTTGTAATTCTTCTGTTGGCTGTATTCCCTTAGCATATGCTTTGTCATATAACGGCTTAGATTCCCCATCTATTCTTATATTTATATCATCTAACGTGTCGATCATATCTTTTGGTCTACCAAGCGCTACATTAAATGCTTCATTTACACGCTGACTTTGTTCAGATTGTTGCGCTCTTGCAGCTTTTTGCATTATATTTTGAGATGGCCCAGCCCTACGGCCTAAACCTACGCCAGCTATACTATATCCCGGCAAATTAGGGTCTTGCAATAACATATCAGGTCTGACTGTTTCATCATCTGCGGCACGTAACAATGATGATCTAAACTCTTTTGGGTCTTTTATGCCAGATACAGACCTCATGTAGTCATATATGTTTTGTTCTTTGCCTTGTGGTATTGTGTCAATGCGTGTCTGAGTTTTCTTTGACCTAATGTTTTTTGGGTCAAATATAACTACTTCATCGCCACCAGCAGCAATGATACCATCATATCCAGCTTTTTTTGCTTTTTCAGTAAGCGCCGCAGGAGTATATTCTCTATTGGCTCCTCTTCCACTTCTTATGTAATCACTAAGTGTATAATCAATATCTTCTATTTTGCCAAAAAACTTATCATAGCCAGATTTGTTTGAGTCTGACAAACCTGTATCTTGATTGACCTTTCTTTTTACTTCCCTTTTTAATGCGTCCACAGCTTCTTCTTTTGTGTCATAAAACTCTTTTTCATAACCACCAAACATTGCATATATTTCTTTAAATTGTTTTTTCTCTACACCCTTACTGTCAGTATAAGTGATTGGTTTTAATACTGGGTCAATTATATATGCGTGTACACCATCTGTTCCATCACTGTTTGTTGCTGGCCCAATTTTTACATTTTTATCTATATAATCATCTATTTTATCTAATGTTGCTATAGTCTTTTTTGTTCTATCATCTAGCATATCTATTTTATCAAGCTCACTTGTCCAGAATCTAAAATCTGGACTGTCAATACCCAAATAACTGGCTTTCCCTTTGCCTGACAAATCTAACATTTTACCTTTAGTATAAAACTCACCTACATTTGGCCCATAATAATTTGCCTCACCATAATTTGGCGTTAAATAATGGCCTCTGCCATAGTAACCATCATCTCTTTTGCCTATGTATTTATCATCAAACTCATCAAACTTTGCCTGTGAGCCATGATATAAAGGTTTATCAACATTAAAATCATCAGCTACTTGCTCTGCAATTTCATCAGATATGCTTTTAGTAGGCACATCAGGAGTATCAATATTAAATGCTCTGCGTGTGCCTCTGTATACTTGCCCCGGTGCTTTTATAATACCTTTTGCAGCAGCTACACCTGTTTTTGCCAATGGCCCTATAGCTGGCGCTAATCCTGCAAGTTCAGCAGCGCCTCCTGCTGCCTCTAATCCTGTTAATGCAGCCTGTTTGCCTAACCTACCAGCTATTGCTGGCCTGCCTGTAGCCAACGCAGCTAACGCACCACCACCTAATGCGCCAGACTTCTGTATATTACTTGGCATATCATATACAGCCATTGCTGGGTCTGTTACTAATGTTTTTACAGGTTCTTCTATAACGTCAGCAGCGTAGTCTGGTAAAGCTCCTGCGCCATATGCAACCGCTGGATTTATTAATCCACTGCCAGCCCTAACAGCTGTACCAGCTGCTCTTAAACCACTTAAAAAACCATCAAGAGGCTTTGCTTGCATTGGTGCACTACCGCTTTTAGTTTTAATTTGACCATCTGATCTGCGATATTTAGTTCCGGGTAGCAAAGCATCATATTGTTCTTGGCTAGTAATATTTGGTACTGACATTGTTTTATTACCTACTCTACTGATCTTGCGTTGAATAGTTTACGCCACCTATGTTAGTAACGCTTGGTGTAACACTTGTAGTCACAGCATCAGGATTATAAGGCTCAACTAAACCACCTGTGCCTAATGCTAAACTGTTCATTGAGCTTAGTCTGAGTTGACGTTTAAATTCTAACGCTTTTTTAGAGTCACCTCGTTGCGGTAAATATGTTTGCCTATACTCTATCATTTCTTTAGGCCCAATAACAGCGCCAGACTCAGGTCTTAAAATTGCTTGTATAAAAGCATCACCAGCTGTTTCATATGTGTCTCTTTTCTCTCCTTTTAATACTTGTAAAGGCGCAATTTGTGAAAATAATTTAGCTGGATTGTAATCACTGCCGTCTATTGCTTTAAATGCAGTTAGTGCTTTAGTGTAAAACATTGCATTGTCAGACTGCTTTGCAGTAGGGTCTTTAGTTTTACCTTCCTTGTTTAATGCGTTTAGTTCCTGTATGTCTAACCTTTGCTGATCTAAAACATTTTTCCTATCAGCATCTGACATATTAAAGTCTAATGTGTCTTGTAGCCTCTGATTAGTAATACGTCTTTGCACTTCATCTAATTCTTGTTGTTTTACTCTAAAATCATAATCTAACTTTGTTTCATTGTCGCGCTGTTCAAAAGTTGCCTCAAACTGCCTAACTTGTTCATCAAATGTTTTTTCATCCATGCCAATATCAGCTAATCTACTCCTTGTATTTGCATCTATTTCACCTATTCTTGCAGTACCTAGCTTGCTTTGATCTTGTATAATGCTTGGCAAATAAGCACTGTAAAACGCTTCAGGATTTGCACGTGCAAGTGCTTGCAGCTCTGGCGATAAGTTACTTAAACCTTTTTCCATTATTTCCGCACTTGCTTTTTGTTGCTGTCTTTGCATATCGCCAGCACGTCTAGCTTCTATCGTTTGCATTATAGACGCTGTTTTGTTTCTATCACCCGGTGCAGAGAATACATCGCCTAATACACCAGCAATAGCAGCTATCTTATCTGTAGTAGTGTAACCGGGTGCATCATATCTACCCTTTAACCGCTCTTGTAATGCCGCATTGTCTATAGTTGCTTGCTCATCATTACTTAACACTCTTTGACCATCAATGTTAGGATCGCTAATTTGTTGACTTCCTGTTGCAACACCATCTTGTTCTGGTATTATATTACTAATCATACCTTGCGCAAAACTCATGTTGTTTGCAGGAGATGGAGGCGCTATATAATCTGGCTCAACAGTTGTAATACGGCCATTTGCCCCTTCAAATGTGCCGCCACCCGGTGTTTCAAGTGCCGCTATAATATCTGGGTTTGTTTCAGTGACGCCTTGTCCTTTAAATCTTGGCTGTGTAATGGTAGATAATCCACTTAATGATGGATTTAACGCAAAAGCACCACCAAAATTACCACCTGTACGCATAGGCATTTGATTGCGCCTTGGCAAACTACGCTGCTGATTCATCATTCCTCTAAAAAATACCATAACCTTACCTTACTTGTACTTATTTGCCTCTAAACATTCCAACAACTTGACCAACACCGCCAAGCAAGCTACCTAAACCACCACCGCTTGTTGTCTGTGTTGCTCTATTATTCTGTAACATTGGTGTTTCTCCTAACAAACCTAACTGTATTTGTGCGCGTCTGTATGGGTCATCATAGGCCATTAAATATGATTGATACTGTGCATCTAGTTCAGCTTGTTGTTGTGCTCTTTCTAGTTCACCTAAACTACCGCGCATAGCTGCTTCACGCATATCAGCGTCTGACATACGCCCAGCCATGTCACCCAACAGTCCAGCGCCTCTCATACGTAACTCCGCACCACTCATTCCAGCTTGTTGATTAGCTAAATCAGCTTGCATTTGCCTTGCGGCATCTTGTTGATACATAGCCGCAGCCTGTTGAAAGCCTTGTGATCTTAAATTAGCACCTGTTTCAGCTGCTATATCTGCAAAATTTCTATCACTTTCGGCTTGCTGTATTGCTTGCCTTGAACCACCAAATGCGGCAGCTTTAGAGGCATCAGCATCAATGCGCTCTGAGGTCTGTCCACGTTGTCTTTCAATATCAGCTAACTGTGCATCAATAACTTGCTGTTGGAATGGGTTTGTATATGCAGACAAATCAGCATTAGCAAAGCTTTGTGCCTGTATTTGCTCTGGTGTATATTGTGCGCCTGTTTGTATTCTGCCAGTAGCATCACCTAGCAAACCTCTTACATCTTCTGTTTGACCTAAAAAAGTTTGTCCAGCTTCTCGCTCTAAATCACTTACACCAGCTACTCTTTGACCAGAATAAGGTGTAAACTCTTGTCCCATTAACCGATTTACATTGCCACTAATAGTATCATATTGCTGTCTTGAAAAATCACTTAAATCTTCTCTTGTTTCATTTACTACTTTTTTCTTGCCGCCCATTAGAGCCTCCATATTAAAGTTTTGCCATGCTCAACAAAACCAAGTTTTTTTAATAATCTGTTCCAGCCTTTACGATGGTCAAATGTCATAATAAAGTCACCGCCTAAGTCTTTTACGTGTTTCTTTGCAGCATCAACTAAAAGATAAAAGTCTTTTAAATCACCGCCATACAGCCAAACATTCAATCCAACAGTGCCATCAGACTTTTTAGCTACTTGCGTTATTGCAGCGCTGTTATTAGCTGGCCAATACTGTGCCTCATCATTAGCTACAGCCTTTACAACGTCATCAAACGTATGCTTGTGACCTGATCGCGCCAATGCGTTTACAATTTGCTCTTTATGGTTCTCTATATTCACAGAGCTGTCCATGTTAATACTCCAGAGTTATCAATACTTGCACTATAGCGTGTTCCGTTAGGGCTTGTAAGTATTAATCTATTGCTTGCGTTTATATTTATATCTTCATTAATCTTACGTGTTTGCGTCATTTCATATGTAATATTGCGACGTGTCTCTGTTTCATTGATCAGATCATATGTTGGCATTGCGTCAGGCAGTCTCATCTTTTACTCCCCGGTGTTACTTCTATACGCGGTATACCTAAACGCCAGTTAGTTGACTCTGCACCTATCGCTTTTACTAGCATTTGCCTCCCATGTACTCTAATAGGTACAGGCTGCTGTGTTGCCGTATAAGGCCCAAAACTACGCTCTGCGCTGTTAGGGTATATCTTGGTCTTAAAAGTCATGCTCACGTCGCCCTGTGCGCTTTCATCAGGGTATATAAACGTCACATTCGCTGTAGTTTCACCAACACCAAGCTCAACAGGCCCATGCTCAATAAAACTAACATCGCCATTGTGATCATAGCCAAATTCATGATCATATATCTTGCCACTAGCATCTACAGCTATTGGGTATGGTAATGGCGCTTTGTCTGTCGCGCATAATCGCGATAAACTGCCTTTGTTCCAATGTCCTTCTCTGTAGTCATAAACCACATATTTGTCATTTTCAGTGCTATCAGCACTAGGGTAAAACCACCAAACCTCACCAAATGATGCGTTATGCCAAGCAGTAACTTTGCTAATTTGCGCCCTGTTAATATCTTTAAACACTGCATCATGTACGTCGCATTTTATAGGTTGACTGTAACCTGTATAAACATAAAAGTTTTCATGTGACATCCAATATGCTGCGCCATCAGCCGTTGTCACCGCACCAGCAGACACTAAACCACCACCAGCATTATCTTGTGGAAATCCGTACACTAATGGCGGCCCTAAATATACAACGCGCCACACATCTTTGTCTGTAAATATAAGACTACCGCCTTTGACATTTACAGCATTTAATATTGTACCAGCTGTTTGTAAGCTAAAATTACCAGCTTGGTTGTTAGCTGCGGCTGTCCATTGGTTTCTATCTTCTTGATCTGACCAAGCAACATCTCTTGGTACTCCTGCTGCGCCAAGGCACATTACAATACGCTCTGGTGTTACCAATACAGCTCTATTATCTACAGGCGCATTTGTTACTTGTGTAGCATCAACATTGACGTTTACATTCCATTCGTACAGTTTGCCGTCATCAGGTAAAACACCTAACATAATTTGACCAAATGTATCTAATGACCAAATGCTTGCAGGGTTTGTAGTGCTTACTACAGCTGGGTTACTAACTCCATACGGCCCTTGTCCATATAAACCTGTGCCAAATCCAGCGCCTGTATCTGCATCTGCACGCCCAACAGTTAATCCACTAGGCGTTATGTCTGTTACAGCACCGCCAGCTGTCATAGCATATAAATGGCTATTTGTTCCTATTGCAGCCCATACTTGGTTGTTGTTATCACGCCAAGATATGACACGTCTTGCCTTACCGCTTACAGTTGTGGTTGTTCTCTGTCTCCAGCCGCCCATTGGCCCTAATGCACCAAATTGCCAACGCACTAGATTAGCATCAAAGTTACGGCCTTTAGACTGATACTCTGTGCCGTTAGTGTATACACCGGGCGGTATGTTTAATGGTACTAACATTAACTAAAACTCACTGTAACTGTGTCTGTATTTATTACGTTGCCATCATCATCTGTTACTTGGCATCTATAAACAGCATTGCCTGCTGATAA